ACAAAATCACAAAATGGTTTTTCAATACAACAAAAATCGAAGTCAACACTGACTGGCGATTGGTTGCGTTGGACTTAAACCAAGAATTGATTGCAGCACAAGAAGAAAACCAAATACTTTATCAGCGCATCGCTGACCTTGAAAAACTACTAGAGGTATAAAGAATGACAGAACCAAGCATCACAGAACAATTATTAGGAATTGCAGTGATATTCATCATCTTATTCACAGTGATGGTACTCACTGCTAAAAAAGAAAAGAAAGTAGAAGTGGTAGAAGAAGAACAGGAAGATTTCTATACCATTGCACGCACAAACATTCGTAACTGTGACCGTAAATTCACATACGATACACAAAAGCCAGAGGGACTAAGACCTGAACTGCTTGCCCTACCACAACCAAAGGGGTGATTGTATGAGCCTATATATCTGGAAATGTGGATGTCGTGATTGTGGGAATACATTCGAGTATGTCGATAGTTACCCAATCATTGAATGTCCAAAATGTGGAAGTTTGGGTTTGGTTAATGAATTTGAAGGAAAAGAATACGATTAGAAGGAGAATTAAAACATGGCGACACTATACGAACTTACTGGACAATTCCTTGATATTTACAATATGGACTTGGACGACGAAACAAAAGCAGATACGCTTGATAGTATTGACTGGCAAACGGACTACGAAGAAAAAGTCGAAAATTATATCAAGGTTATCAAGAACAACGAAGCGGACATCGAAGCACGCAAGAACGAGATCAAGCGTTTAACTGAATTAAACCGAGCGGATGAACGCAAAAATGAACGCATGAAAGAAGTCTTGAAAGAGAGCATGGCTCTTACTGGTCATGAACGTGTAGACACACCACTATTTAAAGTGTCGTTCCGTAAATCTCAAGCCGTGGAAGTGGATGAAACAGTCTTGCCAGAAAGTTACAAGGTAGCAACTTGGAAACCAGATAAGAAACGACTCAAAGAAGACTTGAAGAATGGTCTTGAAATTATCGGTGCAACTCTAGTAGAAAGGAAGAATTTAAGTATACGATGAAAATCACTAAAGCAACAGAAATTACAAATAATGATGCCTGTTACCTGATTTATGGGAATCCAGGCTTTGGGAAAACAACTGCAATCTCATTTATTCCAGGGAAAACATTGGTTATCAATATTGATAAGTCAGCAAAAGTCTTAGCTGGCAATCCTAACATTGATATTGCAGATGTTGACACACATAAGATTTGGGATGAATGGTTATCAGTGGTTAAAGAACTACTGAATGGAGCAGGGAAACCATATGACACAATCGTGGTTGATAATGTTTCTGAATTATTCAGAGCTTGCCTTGCCAATCTAGGACGAGATGGGAAAAACCATCGAGTACCAACACAAGCAGATTACCAAAGAGTTGACTTCACAATCTTAGATAGTTTACGAGCGCTTTTGCAGTTAAACAAACGGATTGTATTTACTGCATGGGAAACATCAGATCAATGGTCGGATGAGAATGGCATGATTTACAACAGGGCTATGCCAGACATTCGGAATAAAATCCTGAATAACTTTCTCGGTTTGACAGATGTGGTTGCTCGTCTAGTTAAGAAGACAACAGATGACGGTGAGGAAGTCCGTGGGTTTATCCTACAACCTTCTGCAAGCGTATATGCTAAGAACCGTCTGGACGATAGGAAGGGGTGTAAGGTGGATGAGCTTTTTGCTCAGGGATTACCAGAAGGAACTGATAATTGACATTATCAAATCCATGAAGGCAGGCAATCGTAAAATCATGGTACAGTCACCACCACGGTCAGGTAAAACAGTCGTGATGTCTTTCATAGCTAAAAATGCAACTGATAAAAATAAAAAAGTTCTATTTTTCAGCCATAGAAAAGAAATCAATGAGCAAGTCCACGAAACATTCACCCGTGGAGGAGCGAACCTAGACAACGTTATTATTGGAACGGTTGGAAGTATTGTACGTAGATTGAATAAACTGCCTGATGTTGATGTAATCCTTGTAGATGAAGCTCACCATATTAAAGCAAAACAATATCAAACAATTTTAAATCACTTCACAAATGCAACTCAATTATTCTTCACAGGAACTCCAATCCGATTAGATGGCTCTGGTTTTCACGATCTAGCAGATGATTTGGTCGTAGGAAAGTCAATCCGTTGGTTACAAGAACACGGAAATATATCTGAGTTTGATTACTATTCAGTAAATCTACTGGATATGGCCAAGCTCAAAAAACGCTCTGGAGAATTTACTAACCACTCAGTCGATGAAGCACTTGATTTTAAAACAGAATACGGTGATTATATCGACCACTACGAACGATTGGCAAAAGGAAAACAAGCTATCGTATACACCCATAGCGTAGAATACGCTGAGAGGGTTTCTAAGCGATTTTCTGAACATGGCTATCAATCAGGTGTAGTTAGTGGAAAAACCTCACAGAGCGAACGTGAGAGTCTTATGCAAGCATTTAGAGATGGTCAGTTAACGATTATGGTTAATGTCAATCTGTTTACGGAAGGGATTGACCTACCAAACGTAGATGTTTGCATCATGTTACGACCAACTGCATCACTTTCCTTATATCTTCAATTTGCTATGAGGGCATTAAATCCAAGAGAAGGCAAGCGTGCAATTTTAATTGATCACGTAGGCAACCATATTAGACACGGACTACCAAATGATGATAGAGATTGGACACTTGATGGTGCAAAAAAAATAAAGAAAACATCTGAGAGGTCAACGGTAACTTGTGAAGAGTGTTTTGCGACATTTTGGAGAGACCAACTAGAAGATGGTTGTTGTCCTTATTGTAATGCAGAAGTGATTAAGAAGAAAACGATTGAGGATATTGAACGTGAAAAATCAGATGTTCAATTAGAAAAAATCAATCAAGGAATGGAATTTATTACCATTCAAGGCGAAAAGATAGAGGTCAAAAAAGAAGAAGCGATTGTATATCGTCGTGTAATGACCTATGGAAAAAGATACACAAGATGTAAGAACTTATCGGAGCTTAAAGCGTTCCGTATACTCAATGGCTACAAACCAGGGTGGATGTGGCACAAGCAAAAAGAATTAAATTTATGGAGATAATAAACATGGCACTTTTTTCAGTAAATTATGAAGCAGCAGAACAATTCTCATCTATCGAAGATGGAACATATGAAGTAGTAGTAGCTCAAGCAGAGCAGGCAGCGAGTCAAAGTGGAACGGATTTCTTAGATATTCGTTTAAAAATTCGTGATGACTTCCAACAGAAATTCCGTAATAACCTAATCTTTGATAAAGTATGGATCAATAAACAAACCCTTCAGTATCCAGAGTGGGCTTTGCAACGATATGCTAAAGCAATTAAAATCCCTGAAGGTGTTGAAGTAAATACAATTGAACAATTCTTAGGCCTTATCATTGGTAAAACGTTGAAAGTGACTGTGAAAAATGAACAGTCAGAATATAACGGTAAGACCTACGATAACTTGAATATCAAGAAAATGGAACAATCAGAATTGCCTCCTTATTCTGGAACAGTATCGTCTGAATCAGCGCAAACTAAAGACGATGATTTAGATTTACCATTCTAAGCCTATGGTTGGGATGGTAGATTATGCCCTTCATTATCAAAAACTAGGTTTCTCAGTCATCCCAATCGATAAGAAAAGTAAACGTGCAATCACTAAATTCAAGGATAGGACATTTACTGAAGATGAAGTTAGGAGATTCTGGCACGAGCAACCAGATGCAAATATTGCAGTAAGAACAACCAATTTCTTTGTGATTGATATAGATGTATCAGTCACAGAGAATGGTTATGAATCTTTAAAAGAGTGGGAATTATCACAGTATATACCTACTACCTTGACTGCTACAACCCCTAGTGGCGGAAAGCATATCTTTCTTAAAAAACCAAAAGGGGTTGAGTTAAGTCAAGATATTCGTGTGAAACCTGGTATTGATATCAAGGCGAACAAAAACAATTATGTATTAGTCGCACCAAGCAATAGTCCAAAAGGAAAATATGTTTGGGATAAAACAACAGATGTGATTGCTGAAGCACCAGAAGAAATAGTTGCAATCCTACAAACATCCAAAAAAGCAAAAGAACCACTCAACTTCACAACCGATTATAGTCGAGGAGAATTTTCAAGTAAGACTGCAAAATTATTCGAGCAAGTCGTTTTCGGTTTTGGTGATAAAGGTGGTAGGAATAATGCTCTTGCCAGTTTTATTGGTGGTCTCTTAATGAGGGGAGTGGATGTAGATGCAGTCTATTTACTTGCAAAAATAGCAAATCACTATACTTCAGACAGTCTACCAATGGATGAAGTAGATCGAACATTTGAAAGCATGGTTAGAAAGGAGATGGATAGACGAGGTGGCAGTGAACATTGAAGCAGTGAAACAAGAATACAAAAGCAAAGTCATACAACATCCAGCGTTTATTGAAAAAGCGAACGACTGGAGAGAAATACGGTTAGCTTGTCGAAACTATCGAGAAAATTGGCTTGAAAGTGTGAAGTGGAACGAAACACAGTATGGTACACGAGAAGAAAACAAGAATGCACCTACTCGTTTGACTGAGTTAGCAGTAGCACAAGGGATGGAGCAGATTTTACATATCGTGAACCTACCAAATGAACGTGTGGCGATTTATGATCCAGATAACGGATATTATCACAAAGACCCTAGTTTTGCTTATAAAATCATTCGGTTACTAGAACCAAACTTTAGTGAAGCTAAGTCAAAGAACGTTCTCTTTATGCTTGCATCTACTCCAAGATTAAATCAACACGAAGGTTTTTCATGTAATTTCTCAATCGGTGCATATAAAGACCCTAAACGTTTCATCTTGGTAAAAAATGGCATTTATGACAAAAAAGAGAAAAAACTACAAGGGTTTACGCATGAGTTTGTAGCATTCTCAACTATTGGGACAGAATACGACCACTTTGCAAAATCCCCTGTAATAGACGGGTGGGATATTGATAGTTGGTTACTTGACCTTATGAGTGGAGATGAAGAACTCGTACAACTCATCTGGCAAGTTATCTCAGCTAGTCTTAATGGAAATTACTCTTACCGAAAATCAATCTGGTTTGTCGGTGAGGGGAATGACGGTAAGGGTACAGTACAACAACTCATTACTAATCTTGTTGGAATGAGGAACGTAGCAAGTTTAAAACTCAATCAATTTTCAGAACGTTTTGCATTATCGATGATTGAAGGTAAAACAGTGATCATTGGAGATGATGTCCAAGCTGGTATCTATGTAGATGAATCTTCAAACTTTAACTCGGTGGTGACTGGTGAGCCAGTCTTAGTCGAGGAAAAAAACAAACAACCTTACACGACCGTTTTTAGAAAAACGGTTATCCAGTCTACAAATGAACTACCACGGTTCAAAAACAAAACAAACGGTACTTACAGACGGTTTGGAATTATACCTTTTAGAAAGTCTTTCTCTAGCAAGGAAGACAACTGGGCAATCAAAGATGATTACATCTATCGTGATGAAGTCTTGGAATATGTCTTGAAGACAGCCCTTGAAATTTCATTCGATAGATTTATTGAACCTAAAGCATCACTTGAAGCCTTAGAAGATTTCAAAGAATCAAACGATACGGTCAAGGCATTCGTCAATGAATGGTTTGATAAATTCCAATCCACGCGCCTCCCTTCAAGGTTTTTGTGGTGGTTGTATCAGGAATGGTGCAGAGATGAGGGAGTCACAAAATTAACAAAACGTAAATTTGAAACTCAATTAGCAAAAAATATCCCTGCAAATTGGGTCAAGAAAAAAATTAAACCTTTGGGGAAGTTTATTCCCTCAGTGGATGTACCGAAACACTATCTCGGATTTTCTTGGATAGATGATGAAAGTCAAATTTCAACAATGGGGTATGAAAAAGGTTCCTGAGTTCCCGTTTGGTTCCATTAAAAAATGGAGAACGGGAACCACTTTAAACCCTTGGGGTTCTAGTGTTTAGGTTACATTGGTTCCACTGTTCTATTACTATTCTATTGAAATAATAATAAATAAAATAATAAAAAATATATAAATAGAAACTGGTATTGCTACGGGAACTTTTTTCTAAAAACACAAGCTAAACCCTTGATATAACTGAATTTTGTTGGTTCCCGTTCTAAAATGCAATACGGTAACATAGGGAGGTAATTTGAAGTCAGAACAAGAAATACAGAATGAAATTAGGGTTGGATTGTCTAAAGCTGGTCATATGGTTTTTCGTACGAATGTCGGAAAAGTAAGAATGATGGATGGTCGTTGGTTTGATACTGGATTACCAAAAGGACATCCAGACCTATATGGTTTTAGATCAGATGGACAAATTTTTTACATCGAAGTTAAAAACGAAAAAGGTCGTGTTCGACCAGAACAGAAAAAATTCATTGAAGTAGTTAAAGAGCGAGGTGCTAAGGCGGGAGTCGCTCGAAGTTTGGAAGAAGCGCTGGAGATAATAAATGAAAGTTGACGTACAATGTCCATTTTGTGGAGAATGCTATATTAGAAAGG